AGCTAGTTTATGGTAACAAAATAAGCTTTAGTCCTCATCAAAAACTATTTCACATAACACGTACAAAACGTAACTTTGTACTCGTACACGACCCTTCCCTCAAGTGTACTAAATTGTTTGAAAGCTCCGCGATCCCCGGTCTGCTTGTAGACCACCGCGAAACGCCTTCCCTCGCAATCAACGATTGGGACCATATTCAACGTTGCTTGCTCGCTTCCTCATCTGACGCTTGATCACTCACCTGCTCGCGGCTCGTGGGCCCACCCACCCGCCTGCTCGCTCGCTCGCTCTCCAGCTTGTTGGCTTGCTCGCTCGCTAGCTCGCGCTCCTTCTCCAGCTGCTTGCGCTTCCTTTCCATTTCTTTGTAATATTTTGGATGATGCCACATTAGAATCATTCTAAACTAGTGAGCTAAATATGCAACGTTGTGCACATCCTTGGACCAGCACGCCCGGCAGTCTTTGCATTCATTGTCTTGGTTTGGTGCTGGACACGTGGCCAGCGTCGGATCTTTTACAACGGTTGAACAATTGGCCCAGCTGTTCGCGGCCGGCTGCCCAATCATTGGCATTGAAAATCTAACAACTAAATTCGCTGGCGCCTGATCAATATATTCTTTTGTCCACGCTTCGCGCGTTGGCATCCAGTGCTGCACGTCAGGTGACAGCCTGCACACTTCAAAAATTTTCATTAAGTGCTCGACGTCCTGAACGTCGCCGCTGTCATGCCATCTAAAAAATTTTGTTTTTTTAGAATTAATTTGCGTTGCCATGGCCTGAACCCATAACGGGTGGCGGATGGCCTCCAGTCTTTTATATTGAGCTGCCTGGACTACCGCGAAGACATAACAGCCTTTTAATGCATAGCAGTCATAACAGGTGCTGCCCTTCACTTGCTGTAATTTTTTGCCAGTCTTGCATTCTTTGGCTGGCAGGCCATAAGCGTGGCCAGGCATTTTAGAGGGCTTTGATAGGCTGCCCGTTATTTGTTTTGCTTCTGTTGTTTTCATTTTTTCTTTCTATTTCTTTAAAAAACTTTTTACATTTTGCAACATATGCTGGTGAAAGCTCGCTGTCATTATATAAAAAATAATTTAATAAGTTATTGTGTTTGCTTCTTAATCTTCTCATAAATTCCCATACTAAATAATTCCGCTTGCTTGTCAACTTTTATTTTTTTATTGACAATGTGAGCTTGTGACCCTAGGGCCCACCCTCCCCCCCGGCTCGCGAGCTTTCGCTCGCGCTTCGGTAAGTTAGGATAATGATCAGCAGAGCAGGCGCAAAGCGCCTCGACATTCCACTGATCCCAGGTCCAATTTTTGCTTCTAATGCTTATTCATTGGACCAGGGATCAGCACCCAGGAAAGACGGCAACAAGTTGCGGTGTGATCCTGGGTTGATCTTTTATTTATGAATTGCGGTCCATAAATTCATTAACTTTTTTTTCGGCTTCGGCTTCCATTTCAGCATCTGATTTATGGAACCAAGGCTCACCTAAAACTTTGTTAATTCCTCCATAATATTTTTTTTGAAGATCTTCAAGGTACTCTTCATAAAGTCCCTCTTCTAATTTAACTATTATTTCATTGCTCATAATTATCCTTTCTTTTTTGGTAGTTTGAGTTTTTATCTTCGGAACTCTACCAAACGGAAGATAATTACTTATAACATAATATCCCATACTGTCAAATAAATAATTAATTTTTATTCAACCTATGCTTGTGAGCTCCGGGCCCACCCTCCCTAAAAATAAATAAAAAAAGATTTGACTTATATTTTTATTTTGATATAAATTCCCATAACTAAAGAAAGGATAAATATGTCAAAAAGACTAACACTAAACGCAGAAAAAAGAAAAACTATTGCAGATGTTTTTAAAGCACATTGGGAAAGTGAAGATAACCCAAAAAGACAGGCACATCTAAAAGCAATAGAAAACTACAACCATGCAAGGTCAATCACAAAATCACTTGCAGAAAAAGTTGTAAGAGCACATCAACCCATGGAAGATATTGAAACAATTAGAAGTATGAGAGCCAAATACAATTCAGCAGGTGGCGAGTTGTACGAGGATAATTGTTTTTATTTTAGTCAACCAATTATGAAAGTTGATGACGAGGGTAGAGAGTACGAAAGTCAAAACGAGGAACATGTTAAGTTTGATTTAGATGATAGAGATTTTGCAAGGTCTTATTATAGAGATGAGATTAATGCAAAAGGTCTTGACGCAGATTATAAACTTAAAATCAATGATGACTATTCAAAAAGAAACCCAAGTTATTATGACATGGAAAGTAGGGTTGAAAACTTTTTGGGTTATGGTCGTAGAAATGATGATACAGGAAATGCAGTTTATCATAAAGACGAGTGGGAAAATGATTTTAAACTTGATGTCATTGGAACTTCTTACTGTCATTCTCGTCAATTTAAAGTTGATGAAGATACGATAAAAGTTTTCAAGATGTATAATCAATCGGTTGAAAATGTAAAACTTACTCATCAACAATTATATAATTATGTTGAAAATAAAATGAGTAAATTAAGACTTGGTTTAAAGTCTTATAAATACTTTGACCAAGCTAAATCACTTGCAGATAAACTTGGAATACCTTTAAATGAAAGTGTGTTGAATGAAAGTAGCTCAATGGCATTATCAATTTATAGTCCAGAAAACTTGGCAAGTCTTTTAGAAGATAAGGTTGAACAAACTAGAGAGGAAAAAATTGCTATTGCGAAAGCATTAATGCAACAACAACAAAGCGTTAATTAAGGGTTGACACTATGGGATATTCTATGGTAGAATATCCCATAACAAAAGAAAGGATAATTATGTTAATAGACGATACATTAGATGTTGGCAGTAAGTTTATAATTACTTATAGACCAATGACTCACAATGGAGTTGAGCGAAAAAAACTAAAAGATAATAAAAAAACTAGATCAATAACTAGACGAGCACAATGGACTGCTAAATGCAGAATTGTCCGAGATAAGATATCTAATAAAATTAGATACATGACTTATTATGATCTTGACCAACAGGGTTATAGGTGCGCAGTAGGTCAAGTTATGATAACTGCCGAGGTAGCTTAATGAGTGATTTTCATTGGTGCCATGGACCGAAATGTCATACTAATAAAACATTGGACAGGGTGCGAGGTGTTAAAGGTCAAAAAGTTTTAAGAACTCGTAAGATTGCACAAAATAGTTGGAACGCAAATAATTGGTTTAGCCATTTTTGTAGTCAAGGTTGTTGGAATGATTTTGCCTATGCACATTGGGAAGAATTCATTGGACTACACCCTAGATTAGATTGTCTTGAAACACCAATCGACGATCCAAAAAAAGAAAGGATAGAAACAACGTATGGTTATAACTATACAACAACAACGATTAATGTAAGAGAATAACTCACACAACATCTTGGGTATGGGATAATCCCATACCCTATGCAATAACTACATAGCTCGTGAACTTTGGGCCCACCCACCCCGAGGGGTCCCAGGCCATTTCAATACAGGCTCGTGAACGATGGGCCCACCCACCCCAAACTAGATAGGGATCCTAATACATATACCTATAGAGTTTGATTTAGACTTAAATATAGGGTAAATTTCAAATCGAGAGGAAAACAGAATCAAAAAAATTCTGCAAAAAATTTTATGAAATCCAAAACGAAAAGTAAACCTGAATACTTAAATCCAGCGTTTACTAAAACTTTATCCTACGAACGTCAAAAAGAATACGCAAAGCTCCACACGCTGTTATTAAAAAAACAAAAGCAAGAATTAATTAGAAATGATTTTATGTCTTTTGTAAAAGAAGTTTGGCCAGAGTTTATTGAAGGTAGACATCACAAAGAAATTGCCGATAAGTTTAATAAGATTGCATCTGGCAAAATTAAAAGACTCATTATCAACATGCCGCCAAGACATACCAAGTCAGAGTTTGCATCGTTCCTCCTTCCGGCATGGATGGTTGGTAGAAAACCTGATCTTAAAATCATACAATCAACCCACACAACTGAACTCGCGATCCGTTTTGGACGTAAAGCTAAAGTTCTAATCGATAGCCCCGAATACCAAAGAGTGTTTGAAACAAGACTCGACCCCGATTCGCAAGCCGCTGGTAAATGGGAAACATCACA